GGTGCTGTTGCTTTTAATCAATGGGTTAACCCATTTTACAGTAATATGTTTGATAGCACAGTTAGCTACCAAGAGCAGTCTTTGTATTATGGAAGTGCTAACGTAGCTGCGGGGAGCTCTTTTGTGTTGACTGGTTCGACAGACGGAACATTCTTTTTTAAAGTTCACTTCTAGGGAGAACAAAATGGCGCTTTCAAAAACTATTAAATACATACCGCAAGGGTTCACCGAACCCGCTATATTGCATGATGCATATATTAGAGTTGAGTCCATAAACGGAACCAAAAACTCTTTGTCTTTTTCTGTTGTGGCGTATAACAAAAAAGATAATGACATGGAGGTTGCTCAAAATATGTTTTTTGTTTTTGCACCGGAAATAAATGGAACAAATTTTATAAAACAGGCTTACGGTTATTTGAAAACATTGCCTGAATTTGCAGGCGCAAAAGACGTTTAATGCGCCTAGCGCGTGGACAGTCCAGCCATAGGAGGTAAACATGGCACTTACTAAAGAAGTAAAGAATGACAAGATCGAGGTACTGCAACTGGACGCTGGTTACCCAGTAATTCAGGTACGCACTGCGACGATTATCAAAGAGGATGGCGTAGCGATCAGCAAGAACTTCCACCGCCGTGTGGTTACACCGGGCGACGACTTCCTTGCAGAGCAAGACGCTGATGTGTTGGCGATCATCCAAGCAACATTCGATGCTGATGCACAGGCAGCATATGCGGCGCATATAGCGTCACTGGAGGTGTGAGATGGCACAGCTAACCACAAAGACAATCAGCGCGGCAAACACATTCACTGATCCAGTCATGGTTCATGCTGGATACTTCTCGCTGTCTATCTCTGGGCTGTCTGACTCAACTGTAACGGTACAAAAGTCATACGATGTGGACGACGAAGACGCGGTAGGCAACTGGGTTGATGTGGATACGTTTACGGCTAACGCAGAAGAGGTTGGTTTTGAGCCTGAGAACCGCGTGTATCGCGTAGGTATCAAGACTGGCGACTATGGTTCGGACACCGTTGTGATTCGTCTGGGCAAGGCAGATCGGTTCAAGAATTAAGGACTTGGATGTGGACACTCAGTCTCAGTTAGATAAGCACGAGGTTCAGTGCGCTGAAAGATATGCGGCTGTGCAGGACAAGCTAGGTGCGCTCGATAAGAGACTGTGGCGCATGGAGGCGATGGTCATGGCATCAACGATTGCAATTGTTGGTGCTGTGATCGCACTCCTTCAGCGAGCAGGCTAGTGGATCCCTTAACGGCAATCGCCGCGTTTAATGCGAGCTATGCCGTTGTGAAGACTGCGGCGCAAAACGCGAGCGAAATATCCACAATCTTTGCCAACATTGGCAAGATGATGACAGCCAAGCAAGCGGTAGAGAAAGCGGTTGCGAATGGCTCAGACAAGTCAGACCTTGAACTGTACGCGGCTCACGTAGAGCTTGAACAAAAGTGGACTGAGATCAAAGAGATGCTGGTGTTCAGTGGACACTGGCCTCAATACCAGAAGTTTGTAGAGGATCGGCGCGAGCGAGAAAAACAGCAGAAGATTGCAGAAACCAGAGCGCGGCTGAAGAAGCAGAAGATGTACCAGGACATTGCGGTGATTGTTGGCGGTGTCGTCGCAACCATTGCAGTGATTGTTGTATTCCTATGGGCTATCTCAGAAGCCAAGGGGTGATGTATGTGGATGTTGTTTGTGATTATGCTTGAGGCGGATCGGTATTACGTCGCTCCTCAGGGGCCATTCTCAACGATGGCAATTTGTTTTGAAGCGCGGGATCGTATCCTGACTACTGCTCCACAACCAAAAATAAACTACGAAGCTGTCTGTGTGCAGACGGATTATAACATTGGGGGCGCATGATGCTTGGACTCATCACAGCTATTACGGACTTGGCAGGTACATGGGTCAAGAGCAAGGCGGAATCAACCAAAGCCACCGCAGAGGCGAAAGCCACCGCACTGAAAACTGCCGCCCAATCGACAGCCGACTGGGAACGGATCATGGCAGAAGCCTCCAAGAACAGTTGGAAAGACGAGTGGCTAACACTGGTGTTCAGCATCCCTCTGATCTTGAGCTTTATTCCAAGCGCGGTTCCACATATACAATCAGGTTTTGATGCGCTCTCAACGCTACCTGTTTGGTATCACGAAATCTTAATGGTCATTGTTCTTGCGAGCTTTGGTGTCAAGGCTGGCAAGGGCATCATGGAAATGGTGAAGAAGTAATGGCAGTCAATGCAGCAGGAAACTATACCAAGCCAACAATGCGTAAGAAGTTGTACAAGTCGATCCTGAATCGCGCAACACATGGTACAGCAGCAGGACAATGGTCTGCTCGCAAGGCGCAACTACTTGCAAAACAATACAAGGCGAAGGGTGGCGGGTACACATCATGAAAGCACCGCAGAAGTCGTTGAAGAGATGGGGCGAACAGAAGTGGCGCACCAAAAGCGGGAAACCATCCAGCGAAACAGGCGAACGATACCTACCTGAGAAAGCAATCAAGGCATTGTCGCCACAAGAGTACGCTGCAACAACTCGCGCAAAGAGAGAAGCAACTGCCAAGGGTGAGCAATTTGCAAAGCAACCTGAGAGCATTATGAAGAAGACAAGGAAATATCGAGCATGAACCTGGAGAAAACCAAGAAGCAACTGACTCGGCATGAAGGTCTACGTCTGGCTGTCTACGATGACGCAACTGGCAAGCCCATCGAACAGGGCGACACACTGATTGGTCACCCGACGATTGGCGTGGGACGTTTGCTCACAGATGGGCGCGGCATCAGCACCATCGAAGCGGAGATGTTTCTCGATAATGATATCGACATTGTGATAGATGAGCTTAACAAACATATACCTTGGTGGAACAATCTTAATGATGCACGTAAAGCAACATTCATAAATATATGTTTTAATTTGGGTTGGCCTCGGCTGTCAGCTTTCAAGAAGATGCTGCGGGCCGCAGAAGCTAGCGCATGGGATCAAGCGGCGGACGAGTTGATGGACAGTTTGTGGTATCAGCAAGTCGGGTTACGCGGCCCTGAACTGGTTGAACAGTTGAGAACAGGGGTATTCCAGGAGGAATAAATGCCGCGCATTGACGATTTACGAGAAGTATACGAAGCCTATCAACAATTTGGTACAGAGCGAGCAGCAGCAGACGCACTCGGTATAGCAAAGACGACACTTCACGACAGGCTCCAAGAAGCAAGGAGAATGTTTGAAACGCAGAACCTCGATAACGACCCATTCATCACACCAGTCCTGCCATCCGAAGAAACTCCCGTTGAAGAAATCATCAACCGCATGGTCTCCACTTTCGAGCGCAAGCGCAAAGCGCGTGACGCAAGACGCTGGATTCCAGTCAGGGTTGAGACGAACAAGCCGATTGGTCTTGCCTTCCTTGGTGACCCGCACATTGACGATCCTGGTTGCGACTGGCCTACGCTCAAGCGTCACCTCAGCATCATCCAAGAAACACCAGGTATGCGCTCAATCAACATTGGCGACACCACAAATAACTGGGTGGGACGACTGGCGCGTCTGTACTCGGAGCAAGAAACGACACAATCGCAAGCATGGCAGTTGACTGAGTGGTTTGTGCGCGAGGCGAACTTCCTGCTGATTATCAACGGCAACCATGATATGTGGTCTGGTGCGTCTGATCCGGTGCAGTGGATGAAAGGCGCACATCAGATACAAGAAGACTGGACTGCGCGTGTTGAGTTGCAGTTTAAGAATGGCAAGGCGATGCGATTCATTGCAAGCCATGACTTCCCTGGTCACTCACAATGGAACCCGCTACATGCCAACATGAAGATGGCAAAGTTCTTATCATCTGCCCACCTGTACATTGCAGGACATCGGCACAACTGGGCGTTATCGCATATCGAGCTACCCGAAACCGGCACATGTCCGTGGCTGGCGAGAGCGCGTGGGTACAAGTTCTTTGACCACTATGCGCTCACCAAGGGATACGAAGAGCAACAGCATGGTCACGCCATCGGTGTTATTATTGATCCTAACGAAACGAATCCATCCAAGTTCGTGCAATGCTTTGCCGATCTTGAGGAATCTGCTGATTATCTAACCTGGAAGCGGAGCAAGTATGCCTAAGAAAATGGAGCGCAGTCTGATGAAGCGCGCAAAAGAAATGGGGCTAAAGGGCGAGCGCAAGGGCGCATACGTCTACGGCACAATGGCGAAGATGGAAAAAGAGAAGAAGCAGAAGCGTGGCTAAGTCTCCTGCATGGCAGCGCAAAGAGGGCAAGAACCCGAAAGGCGGCCTGAATGAAGCAGGTCGTCGATCTGCTCGCGCTCAAGGGATGAACCTGAAGAGACCCGTGAAGTCTGGCGACAATCCTCGTCGGGCTTCGTTTCTTGCACGTATGGGTAACATGCCTGGCCCTGAGAAGAAGAATGGCGAGCCAACACGGTTGTTGCTGTCTCTTCGTGCTTGGGGAGCATCCAGTAAAGCCGATGCTCGCAAGAAGGCTGCTGCAATCAGTTCGAGAAACAAGGCAAAAGCATAGTCTGACTATGCATTTTTGTGCTTCTGGAAACCTTGCTTCATCGCTTTTTTGCGATCAACGTGAACGCTTGCCTTGTTGAAGCTCCTCGCGTGCTTTGCTGTAAGATTGCGAGTGCCTCGTCGTACCCCGCGTGTAGCCTTTCCAGCCATTCCTAGCTCCTTGTTCTCTACGTTGGTTTGCTGGGAGGCTATTGTACTCATTCTGGTTCGCTTGCATCATTCTTCTTAGGTGCTGTATCTCGATCATATTCGTATTTCGCTGTTTCTCTGGCAGCCTGATAGAACCGATCAGCGATTCCATACAACTGCTCACTGGTTATTGGATGCTTGTGGTATTTGAGATGGGCAGGGTCACCCACTAGGGCATGGAAGTATCCACGACTGCCCCAGCAGATGACCTTGTAATCACCAGGCTGAGCCACCGCCACCGCCTTGCGAACCACCCTCATTCGTATTCACAAATAGCTTCATGCGTCCTGCAATCGGCCATTGCTTCGGGTCTTGCCCGTTGCGATCTTTGAGCGTCATCTGAATCTCGACACCCATGTTCGCCAGGTCTTCGTAGATTCCTGCGATCAAGTTCTGTTGCTCGGCTGTCATTGGATTGGGACGATTGTTTTCATCATCCCATCCGTTGTTGAAGCTCAACCATGCGGAGACTTGATACTCTTTAGGAGTTCCGTGATTCTCTGCGTAGAGTGTGTTTTTGAGTTTGAGCTTTGAGTTTCCAAAGTGTGGTTGTGACATTGCTGTGTCTCCTTAGTTTCAGAATGGAATTTCGTCGTCTGGATTGAGGGGTGGGATAGGAGGTTCTGGATCAGGCTCCTGTACTCCGCCTTTAGCTGGCTGCGGGTGGTTACGAAAGTTGGAATCCTTCGTCTTGTACGCCTCCAGTATGGCAGCATTGACTTCGGGTGCGAGCTTCTTACACGCCTTGAGTTTACCTAGGTTCGCTTGCTTCCAAGTCTCTAGCTCAACCTTGCCACTGCAATCTGAGATTTTCTTGAGTGCGTCTTTGCCCCATGCATCCCAGTCTTCGATGCGCTCCTCATTATTCTGCGCGTTAGATCGGGTAGGTTGCACACTTTCCTGCGCCTGAGACTTGCGATCAACGCCATCCATCTCGTTGGCTGATGCATACTCACCGCCAGACAAGCCGATTGATGCCAGTGCGCGACCGACTGCTGAAGTCTCACAGTTCTCCAGTGCGCTTGTCTTGTTGACGTTGCCTTGGCCTCTGATCTCTTCAGCAAACCCAGAGCCGATCACCACACCATCTTCGCCAGTAATGACTGCTTTCATCACCACGCGCTGCCCATCGTCTGACACCACGAAAGTCTCTAAGCCATACGCTAAACCGTACGCCTCGCGGAAAGCTTCCATGCGATGAACAACCTGTGTGTATTTCTTGCCGCCCCTCTGGGTGACTCCGTGTGTTTTATTGAGGTCACTCACACGGGACATGACCTGTTTATGATCCATATTTGGACTCCTCTGTACTATTGTTTTACTTACAATTGCGCTTCGTCTTTGTCGAACACAAACGATTCATCAATCATCAGCCAAATGTAATGCTCAACATCTTCTGCAATTGCTTCCTCGCTGGGTTCGTCTGAATGTTTATATGCGCGTCTCAGTCCGCTTTGAATACCGACCTCGATGCACTGCTCTAACAAAGTTCTTACTCTAGGCTTCATGTGCTTTTCTCCTGCCACCAAGTACCATCAGTTCTGCGCGGAAGTGATTTCTTCCGTTGCCAGTGTATCGACTGGCTGATCCGTGTTTCATGTACGCCTGGTTTTCAGCGTCCTCTTTCGATACGGCCTTGACACAACCCAAGCATTGTTCTCGACAGGAAATCCAGTAAAACTTAAACATCGTTCTTCTCCTTCATCTTGAACTCAAGCAGCATCGCCTTGTCTTCAAGCTTGTGCGCCTTCTCCATATGTCGAAGCGCATAACATCTGAGCATCTTTATGTACGTTTTTTTGAGTTTTCTAAACACTTTCTCACTGTTCACAGTAGGTCTCCAATAACTAGGCTAAATAAAAACAGCGCAACCATGATC